CAGAAAAGCAGAGCATCAGAAGAAAAAAATTATTGAAATATTGGAATTAGAAGATCTATTGGAATAATTTTGAAAGGTAGGTGAAACTATTATGAATCAATTACAAATATTTCAAAACAATGAATTTGGTTGAATTAGGACTTTGACGATTGACAATGAACCTTGGTTTGTAGGAAAAGATGTTGCTGATGGACTTCAATACAACGAACCACACAAAGCTATTACAAGACATGTTGAAGTGGAGGACAGGACAAAACATCCCATCCTTTCAGAAGGTGGATTACAAGAATCTTGGATTATCAATGAATCAGGATTATATTCCTTAATTCTTTCATCAAGATATTCTTATCACATTTCACCAAAGCTGCTTAATGAATACATTGGTGGATAAAGAAAAAGCACCAAGGAAATTGCAGTTTCCAAAGGTGCAGATGAAAAAATATTCTTTCTTAAATTATAAATGAATGGATGTGAAAATTCAATGATACAACTAACAAAATTATCAAAAGCTTTAAAAGGTTGTAGCTATATAGCTTGGATCAAGAAAAACAATCATGACTATATTGTGTCAGATTATTTCATAGTTAAAACGAATCAAGAAATAAAAGGAAGTGCTTTAACAAAATTAATATCATTACTTGGAACAGTACCAAATGAAAATCAAGGTATTCAAAATAGACACAATCACATAAACGAAATGACAGAAGATGAAATAAATAGATGGCTTGATCTTCTTAAAGGTAAAGATGCAAAATCAATTTATTTTACTGACTTAATTCACCAAACAGATAAAGATTTATATTCAATATTTATGGGCGATGGAGAATATATTTTTCTAAATAAAACCTATGTTGATTTGATTGATATGTATGAAAAGAACATTGAAATATTCGGAACAAAGAGAGTATCACCAGTATATTTCATCAAAGATAATGAAGAAGTAATGCTTTTACCAGTAAGACTTGAAAAAAATCCATTTTATTTGAAAGGTAATAACCATGATTAAACTATACCCACACCAGGAAGAAGCACTGAACCAAACAAAAGATTTCAACAGGGTTGCATATTACCTGGACATGGGTCTTGGAAAAACCTTTGTTGGAAGTGAAAAGATGAAAGAACTTGGAACTGACCTGAATATCTTGGTATGTCAAAAGTCATTAATTCCAACCTGGATTGAACACTTTAAAAAGTATTATCCACAGTATGAAGTCATTGACATGACAGTGAAAAAATCATCACAGTATTTTCTTGAAAATCAAAATCAGATTGGAAAGTGTGTCCTGGTTGTAAATTATGACCTGATATTCAGAAGAAAGTTCTTCCTTCAATTAGAGAATTACACTCTGATGTTGGATGAAAGTTCAATGATTCAGAATGAAAAGGCTAAAAGGTCAAAGTTTATTCTTCAGATGAAACCTGACAATGTAATTTTACTTTCAGGAACACCAACATCAGGGAAGTATGAAAACCTATGGTCACAAATTCATCTTCTTGGGTGGAAGATCAGCAGTGAATTATACAACAAGCAATATGTTAATTGGAAGAAGATTGAAGCAGGAGATTTCCCCCTTTGGGTGGTTGATAAAGATGAACCTTATAAAAATGTTGATAGGTTGAAACAAAAGCTTCGTGATCATGGTGCAGTATTCATGAAAACAGATGAATGTTTTGAACTTCCTGAACAGACTTTCATCACAATCAATGTTCCAACATCAAGGGAATATAGGAAGTTCCAAAGGAATTCAATCATCACAATTGACACAAAGAACTTGGTTGAATTTAAAGATGACAGTGACTTTTGGGGTAAATCAGATACTTCAAACAATGTTGAACTGATTGGTGATACAACATTAACCAAAAGATTATATTCCAGGATGTTATGTGGTCACTACAACAAGGACAAGCTGAAAGCATTTGAAGACCTGGCATCCAGCACACAAGATAGACTGATTGTATTTTATAACTTCAATGAAGAACTTGCAGCATTAAAGAAAATTGCTAAAAAGTTGAACAAACCTATTTCAGAAGTTAGTGGACAAGTTAAGGATCTGACTAACTATGAAAATGAAGATAATTCAATTACCTTCATCCAATATCAGGCAGGAGCAATGGGGTTAAATCTTCAAAAGGCAAATAAAATAATATATTTCACCCTGACTGAAAAAAGTGAACTATTTGAACAATCAAAGAAAAGAATTCACAGGATTGGTCAGACAAACAACTGCTTATATTACTTGTTAATTTGCAAATTTAGTGTGGAAGAAGACATTCTTCAAATATTAGAAATGAGAAAGGATTATACAGATGAACTATTCAAAGGTTATGAAGCGAAAAATTAAACAGGTGTGTTGGTGGATTTTCATTGGCTTATGCCTGGGAATAACACCATACATATTCACAATTGCAGACATGGAAAGGGGTTACAATGCAACAGGCGGTGAAATCTTTGTTCCCTTAATTCCATTCCTGGTGTGGGCAATCAAAGATTCCATAAAAGAAATGAAAGGGGTTTTCAAAAATGATTAAATGTAAAAATTCATGTCCATTGGACAAGTTTGAAGGTTGCTGCTTTGAATGTGACCTAAAAGAAACTTGTGAAGAAGTTTGTGGGCTGAACCCATCCAAGTGTGGTGATTCCATTATGAATGAAGTTTCTGAAGAAACTGGACTGCAAGTATTCCAACAAGGTCAATTGGCAGTTCTTCAAAAGATTGCTGATATTGTAACAGCCAAAAAGAAGCTTGGAGAACAGGAAAAGGAACTGAAAGAAAAGTTAAAAGAAGCCATGGAAAAATGTAACATCAAGAAGTTTGAAAGTGACATTCTGAACATCACTTATGTTGCTGAAAGCACTAAAACCAGCATTGACAGTGCAAAGCTTAAAAAGAAATATCCTGAAATTGCTGCTGAATGTTCCAAGACTTCTAAAACATCAGCTTATGTGAAAGTGGTGGTGAAATAAAACTTGAATCCATATTTTCAGATTATGAATGTAGAAGTAAAGAATATGTGGAAAATGAATGTAAAAGTTTAGCTGAACAATTAACTTCAATAAGTTCTATGGGTAGGGTTGAATAATATGGCATCAGAAAAGAAGTTTGAAAACAAAGTTAAATCATGGCTTCATCAATTACAGAAAGAAGGGCAACCCATCAAGTTTATCAAGATTTGGGGAGGTGGTTATCAGAAGGCTGGTATTCCTGATTTAATATGCTGCATAAATGGTATTTATTTTGAAGTTGAATTGAAGTCATCCACTGGCAGACCAACAGAACTTCAAAAGCATAACATCAAATTAACCAATGCAACAAATGGAATTGGGATAATCCTTTACCCCGAGGGATTTGAACAATTCAAAACCATAGTGAAAGGGGTGACTGAATGCAATTCTCACATTCAAGAATTAACTGCTTTGAAAGCTGTAAATTCAAGTACAAAATGCGTTATATTGACGAAATAGAAGCTTTACCATCAACGAACGCCAATGATGCCTTAATCTTGGGAACAGCAATGCACACTGGAATTGAAAAAGGTGTTGAAGAAGCAATTAAGACTTATTATAACAGCTTTCCAATTATAACTGATGACCATGTAAATGAAGCTATAAAGTTGGAATATCTAATCCCCAAAGTGCAAGAAATTCTTCCTGAAGGCAAGTTTGAACTTCAAATAATGAATTCAGATTTTATTGGTTTCATAGATTTAACATCCAAAAATGAAGATGGCAGCTATGATATTTATGACTTCAAGTATTCCAACAATGTTAATAATTATATGAATTCAAAGCAGCTTCATTTATACAAATACTTCTATGAAAAGCAGTTCAAGAAAAAAATCCGTAACCTGAACTTCGTGTTCATCCCCAAGGTGAACATCAAGCAAAAGAAAACGGAAAATATTATAAGTTTCAGGAAGCGGATTTTAGAAGAACTGGAAGCTTCAGAAATCAAAGTGGTTCAGGTGCAATTTGATATTGAAAAAGTTATTGAATTTTACCAGGGAATTAAAAGAGTGTTGGAAACAAAAGAGTTTCCCAAGGAACCAAGTTACTTATGTAACTGGTGTGAATATCAAGATTATTGTCAGAAAGGATGGGATTATATGTTACTACCCAAAAATGAAAGAAGAAACATTGAAAAAATAGAAAAGAAGGTAATTTGGATTTATGGTTCACCATTCAGTGGAAAGACAACATTTGCAAATAAGTTCCCTGACCCATTGATGTTGAATACTGATGGAAATATCAAGTTTGTTGATGCACCTTACATTGCAATCAAAGACCAGGTGACAGTTGAAGGAAGATTGACCAAAAGGAAACTTGCTTGGGAACTATTCAAAGAAGTTATTGCTGAACTTGAAAAGAATCAAAATGACTTCAAGACAATCATTGTTGACTTACTTGAAGACACTTATGAACATTGCAGACTTTACATGTATGACCAAATGGGAATTACCCATGAAAGTGATGACAGTTTCAGGGCATGGGACAAGGTGAGAACTGAATTTCTTTCAACTTTGAAGAAACTGATGAACCTGGACTATGAAAATATTATCCTTATCAGTCATGAAGATACATCCAAAGACATCACTAAAAAAGGTGGGGATAAGATTACAGCTATCAAACCAAACCTTCAAGAAAAGACAGCAAATAAGGTTGCAGGTATGGTTGATATTGTGGCAAGGGTCATTGCTGATGGTGAAATAAGAACATTATCATTCAAGACCAATGAATTAATCTTTGGTGGTGGAAGGCTTACTTCATCAACCAATGAAATTTCCCTTAATTATGATGAATTCCTTAAAGTTTATGAAGAAGCAAATAAAAATGCAGTTGCAGAATTAAGGGGTGAAAAAGTAAAAAAAGAAACACCACAGGATGCCCCTGAAGAAAGAAAAGGAAGAACAAGAAGTAGAAGAAATACACCACCTACCCCTGAAACTGATGAAGAAGATGAAAATATGACTTCTGATGACCAAGATGAAGTGGTTGATGAAGAAGCTCAAGAAGAAACTGAACAAGAAGAACCAGTTAATGAAGAAGTTGACCAGGATGAAGTTGAAGAAGAACCTGAACAAGAAGAACCACAAAGAAGGACAAGAACAAGAAGAAAAAGGGGTGAATAAGACGAAAGAGATAAAAACAAAGGGGGACAAAAGATGAGTGATTTAATAAAAAGAAATTATTCAACTTGGTTGAACAAGTTGAAAAAGAAATAAAAAATCAAATCTAAAAAAATATAAGAAAGGTAAAGGTGATTTTTAATGGCAAATATTTGGGATAAGTTTGATGAAGCAATTGACACAAAGGGATTACAAGAAGATGTTAAGGAAGCAGCAGAAAATGGAACTGGTTCATTTAAGGAAGTTCCTCATGGTGAATATGAAGTTGAAGTTAATAAGATGGAACTAATTGCATCCAAGAAGGGTGACCCAATGGTGACAATTTGGTTCAAGGTTGTAAGTGGTGAGTATAAAGGTAGCTTAATCTTCTTCAACCAAGTAATCACACAAGGTTTCCAAATCCATATTGTAAATGAATTACTTCGTTCAATGGACACTGGACTTGATATTGAGTTCAAGACATACAAGCAATATGGAAACCTTCTGATGGATGTAATGGAAGAAATTGATGGACAACTTGAATTTGCATTGAAGTATGGTGAAGGAAAGAAAGGTTTCAGCACCTATGAAATTACTGATGTATTTGAAGTAGAATAATTTCCCCTGGTCAGGGGTGATTAAAAAAATTTTATTGCACCCCTGACCCACCTACTTCCCCATCATTAGTATTGACAGAATTTCTTAAACTTATACAGAAAGGATGCGAAGAAAATGTTGTTCTATGACTTTGAAGTTTTCAAATATGATTGGTTGGTTGTAGTTATAGACATGATGAAGAAAAAAGAACATGTAATCATCAATGATCCTGATGCACTTAAAAAGCTATATGAAGAAAATAAGAATGAAATTTGGGTTGGATTTAATTCAAGGCACTATGACCAATATATCTTGAAAGGCATACTTTGTGGATTTGGCCCTAAAAGAATTAATGATTATATCATTGTCAAAGGAAATCCAGGATGGAGATTTTCATCACTATTAAGGAATGTAAGACTTATAAATTATGATGTTATGACTGGAATTGACAGGGGTTTGAAAACTTTTGAAGGGTTCATGGGTAATGACATCAGGGAAAGTTCAGTTCCCTTTGATATAGATAGGAAGCTGACACAAGAAGAAATTGAAGAAACAGTAAAATATTGTAGACATGATGTGGAACAAACAGTTGAAGTTTTCCTGGAAAGGAAAGATGACTTTGAAGCACATTTGGGATTGGTGAAGCTTGCATGTGAAGGAAAACCACTTGATTTGTATTTACTTTCAAAGACAAAAGTTCAACTTTCATCAATCATCCTTGATGCAACAAAAGTGGATCGTGATGATGAATTTGACATTGACTTTCCACCTACTTTGAAAATTGAAAAATACAAAGAAGTTCTTGATTGGTATGCAAATCCTGACAACAGGTGTTATGTAAAGAAAAATGAAAAAGGAAGAATGGTAAAAAATCAGCTTGAAATTATGGTTGCAGGTGTTCCCCATGTATTTGGTTGGGGTGGTGTTCATGGTGCAATAGATAAATACAATGGTCAAGGTTACTACTTGAACATGGATGTGGCTTCCCTATACCCTTCACTGATGATTAAGTACAACCTGGGAAGTAGAAACATGAAAGACCCAAACAAGTATGAAGAAATTTATCATACCAGGCTTAAATATAAAGCAGAAAAGAACCCATTGCAGCTTCCATTAAAGTTGGTACTGAATGGTACTTATGGGGCAATGAAAGACCCAAATAATCAATTATATGACCCAAGACAAGCAAACAGGGTGTGTGTATATGGTCAATTACTGTTACTTGATTTAATTGAAAAACTTGAACCCCATTGTCAAATCATTCAATCAAATACTGATGGTATATTGGTCAAGCTTCCTGATGGTTCAGATGAAACATTTTATTTGATTGATGATATTTGCTATGAGTGGGAAGAAAGAACTGGTCTTGTACTTGAATTTGAAGAATTCAGAAGGGTGTTTCAAAAGGATGTAAACAATTATATTGTTGTAACTCCTGATGGAAAGTATCATTCAAAAGGTGCTTATGTAAAGAAATTGAATACCTTGGATTATGATCTTCCAATTGTGAACAAGGCACTGGTAAATTACATGGTTCATGATATTCCAGTTGAAAAGACAATCAATGATTGTGATGAACTGAAAGAATTTCAATTGGTTGCAAAGGCTTCAAATAAATACACCCATATTCTTCATGGTGACAAAATCTTAAATGAAAAGACAATTAGAATATTTGCTTCCAATGATCCAAGAGATAAAGGGGTTAGAAAAGTTCATGCTAAAACTGGAAAACCTGCAAAAATACCAAATTCACCTGAAAACTGCTTCATTTATAATAACACAGTTAATGGTGTAAAAGTACCAAATAAGTTAGATAAACAATTTTATATAGATATGGCAATTAAGAGATTGAAAGATTTTGGGGTGGTGTGATGGAACATACAGAATTGAACACAAATCCCAACATAAATAAAATTGACAAGGTGGTGATACAAGTTGTTTTTTCGAGGATATGTTGAAACAAAAAATAAAAAATGCATTGAAAAATTCAAAGATAGGGATGACCTTAAAACATATGAAGATGTAAAAGATCTACCTGAATTTGCAGGCATCCTTGCAACTGACACCATCTTGATTGATATAGATGACTTTGAACAAAGTGAAATATTGTTCAAAGTGGTTAAAGATAAAAAACTTAAATGTAGGGTTTATGAAACAACCAGGGGCAAGCACTTCTTATTCAGGAATAAAGGTGTTAAGTCGAACAGGACAAAAGCAAACCTTGCAATTGGAATAACTGCTGACATTAAACTTGGAAAAAGAAATTCATATTCTATTCTTAAATTCAAGGATAAGGAAAGAAAGATTATCTATGACACAGCAGAAAATGAAGAAGCACAAGACCTTCCAAAGTGGTTACTTCCAATTAAGACAAACACTGACTTCATCACTATGGATGCAGGTGATGGAAGAAATCAGGCTTTATTCAACTACATACTTACATTACAGTCAAATGACTTTTCAGTTGAAGAAGCAAGAGAAACCATCAGGATCATCAACAATTATGTAATGAAAGAACCATTATCAGAAGATGAAATTGAAACTATTTTACGTGATGATGCTTTTAAAAAACCAATATTCTTTAAGGGTTCAACCTTCCTGTTTGACAAGTTTGCAGTATTTTTAAAAAACAATCATCATATCAAAAGGATAAATAATCAATTGCATATATACAAAGATGGTGTTTATGTATATGGACTTGCTGAAATTGAAGCTGAAATGATTAAACATATTCCACAATTAAACAGAGCAAAAAGGGCAGAAGTTCTTTCCTACCTGGATATTTTAATTAGAGAAAATACACCAGTAACAGAAGCAAATTGGATTGCTTTCAGGAATGGACTGTACAACATATATGATGACAGCTTTGTTCCATTTACTCATGAACATATAATCACCAATAAAATTGATTGGGATTATAACCCCCATGCTTATGATGAACTAACAGATAAGACCCTTGACAGAATAGCTTGTCATGATAAGCAAATAAGAATGCTGCTTGAAGAAATGGTTGGATATACAATGTTCAGAAGAAATGAACTTGGAAAAGCATTCATCTTAACAGGTTCAGGATCAAATGGAAAATCAACCTTCCTGAACCTCTTAAAACATATGCTTGGAAGAAGAAATGTTTCAGTCCTGGACTTGAAAAAGCTGAATGATAGGTTCAGTACAGTAATGTTATTTGGAAAACTTGCAAACATTGGTGATGATATTTCAGATGAATTCATTACAGATGCAGCAGATTTCAAGAAAATTGTTACTGGTGAAGCAATAGATGCTGAACAGAAAGGACAACCAAAGTTTGAGTTTGAACCTTATGTAAAACTATTATTTTCAGCTAACAACATTCCAAGGATAGGAAAAGGAAGGGATTCATCTGCAATATTAAGAAGGTTGATAATCGTTCCATTTAATGCAAGGTTCAGCAGCAGTGACCCTGACTTTGTACCATTCATTGGTGATAAGTTGAAAAGACAAGAATCAATTGAATATCTTATTCAGCTTGGAATTAAAGCATTGAAAAGAGTTCTTATTGAAAAAAAGTTCACTGAAAGTGAACAAGTTCAAAAGCAACTTGAAGAATATGAAGAAACCAATAATCCAATACTTGGGTTCTTCAAAGAAATTGATAGAGAAGAAATTGAAAATGAACCTACAAATGAAGCTTACAAAAGATATACAGTTTATTGTGCTGAAAATGGCTTACAACCAATGTCACGGATTGGTTTTTCAAAGCAATTAACAGCAAATTTTGGTTTTGAAATCATAGATAGAAAAATCAATGGTAAGAAGTACAGAATACTGATCTCAAAGTAAGGGGTGAAAAGATGAATGACTTTATTTGTCAGAGAGAGAGTGGACAGGGTAATCAAAATAGCATTTATACAACCCTTGGTGCTTCAAGTCATGCAAAAGAAGAAAGACAGAAACATGACTATTATGCAACTGAACCAA